CTGCCTTGGTCTGATGGAGAGAACCGCGGAGGATATGGCAAGGCACCGCCGCCAAGACCGAAGCCAGTCTGCCATGGAAACGGCTCAGATGCTGGCGCTGGTGAGGTGGGCGGCAATGGCATTGTTGGTGGCATTGGTGCATGTGTTGATACAGGCGCAGGCTGGGGCGGCAAAGGTTGGCTTGGATCGTTCACGGGCGGAAGACGACTGGAATTAGGTGGCATATCCCTCTGCGGAGAAAACGGTGGCGCTGCATTGCGTCTCCACCAATCCAATAGACTGCCCCCGCCGGTATTCAGCATACCCCCGCCGGTACTCAGAATACCCAATAAACGGGCATTCAGTGTATCAGCCAATGACGGGTCGTTATCAAGCATAGGCATGTCAGTAAGGCCTCTGCATGAGCATGCCGGGCATGGCGCCCGGCTGTGCAAGATTGGATCCCGGAACCTGCTGCGGCTGGCCTGATTGTATCGGTCCCGGCTGTCCTGGCTGCATCGGCTGCTGCAACGGCATCATGGGTTGCTGCCACGGCATCGCGGGCTGCGGCTGTCGTTGCTGCTGTGTCAGGAACCCCTGATTAGCGCTCGGAGCCCATGATCCCCACGCGGATGGCGTAAAAAACTGTGTGTAGTCGACCATGTTAGACAGCCGCCATGCCGGACAAGCCGTACGGGTTATAGAAAGCGCCGAGCATCCCAAGACCGGCAGTGCCGGCACCGATTGCAGTGGCCAATGGCGATTGCGACATCGTCGTTGTGCCTGTCGTTGTGCCCTGGTTCTGGCCGCCCAGTCCGGCGATCGGGATTGTCATTCCCTCAATTGCCGGCACATTCATGGTCGGCAAGCCCGCCATCATGTTCTGGGTTGATAGCATCGTCTGGCCGGGTTGCATTGTAAGGCCAGGGATCATTCCAGCCGCCTGCATCGCTTGCAGTCCGCTCTGGAGCGGCACCTGTTGCAGGTTGGTCAATTGGCCTTCTACCTGTCCCGTCATCGCCGGCAATGCAGTTGCCGCATTGGCCTGGAGGCCCTGCAATGTGTTGTATTCACTGGCAAGCGTCGGCGCCTCACCCTGTGCAATGCCGCGCGCAACAGCCTGCCCCTCGTCGGCATTGGTGCCGACCGGCCGTCCCGCGGCGGCATATTGCCCGGCCACCGTGTTTTGAATGTCGTTCGCCATGGTGTCCATGGCACCCTTGAGCGCAGGATTGTTGTATGGATTGACAAAATCCGGCGACAGCATGCCGGCAAAGGTCGGCGAGGCCGCATTCAGGGCCGCCGTTAGCGTGTTCTGCTGCGGCGTTGTCGACACGTTGAACAGGTTGTTGACGGCGCCGCCAGCCTGCGGCCCGAAATTCGGCAGGCCGCTCGCGGTATTCACTAAATTTTGGACCGCCCCCGTCTGACCTGATGTCGGCCCAAGATTGCCCTGGCTGATCTGACCAAGAATATTTTGCAGCATTGGCTGCGCGGGAGCCCAGGGGGCCGAGGTGGATTGCGACTGTTGATCCGTTTTTTGCGTTTGACCGGTCATGTCATGTCATCCGTTTTTCGAGCGTCACATATGGCTCTGTCCAAACGCCTCGCTGTCGCAACCATCGGCGCCAGCCAAGGCGGCCGTTAACACGCACTGCAATGCAGCCCTCGGCCTTCGCGTAGGCCTCTATTATCGCCATGCCTTTGTCGTACCATTCGAGAATATTTTCGCCGGCACATGCGGTCAGCAGACAAACCAATCCACGCCGCGTCTTGATCAATGTCGTCGTAGCGCACGCCACGATCCTATGTTTTGCCTCATCCCAGGAAATCCACAGCAGCGACAATCCACTCAACAAATCACGGCGGATAACATCGGTGTCATAATCACCATGCCGTGTCGCCTTTCCAATCAGGCCCTCGACATGCGGCCACATTTCCGCAACGCGCGCCGGATCAACGCAAAGCATCAAGGCGGCGGCCTCTGGTCTTCGAGAGCAGCAACACGCGATGATAGCTCTTTGACCGCATTGACCAGCGCATAGACCAGCGGCGTTGTGTCGAGCATCCTAACGTCGCTGACGGCTACTCCGTCTATGTAGCCCGGCCCCTTGCGGACCATTTCCGGCATCGCGGCCTCGAGCTCCTGGGCGACGAAACCTATGAACTCCGTGCCCTTGGTCGCGAATTCCCTGTGCGGGCTGTTGTCATATGGCACCTCCCCGACTGGTTCAGTCGGAGTGTCGTTGCCCTTGAACGTATAGACGATCGGCCGCAGGCCGGTGACCTCTGCCAGCCCGGAGCCGTACTCTCTGACGACAGTCTTCATCCTGATGTCGGACGGAGCGGCCCAACTGCCACCTCCAGGTTTGACCGCGTTTCCAGAGTTGTCGAAGTAGTACGTGGCTTGTGCATTATTGACGTAAAAAATGACCTTAGCGATGACGCTGGGCTGATGCACATATGCTATCTGGCCAACCGAACCCGCGGCGGACATCGACCCGAATGCACAGTTGTTCCACGAGCCAATCGTGCCCGGCCCTGAATAGCCGGCCGCCTGAAAGGCATAGTCAGAGCCTGGAATATAAGAAATGACTGCCTGCGAGAAACTTCCGTAACCACTCGATCGATCTATGCCAAACGGGATATCGATAGTTCCACCGGCATCGTTACATCTAATAATGTTGAAATTCGATCCGACATTACCGCCTGTTTCGGAAGTGGGATCACCAAGACGTAAAATCCAACGGACGATGCCATTGTTATATCCCATTACTTGATTTGAATTCCCAGACGCATGTTTGTTAAGTGCAATATTTGCATCCCCGCTAGTAGATATTGTCAACTGGCCGGTCATAGTGTCGCCCGTCCCGGAGACACCAGAGGTAAATGTTGCATCGTCTCGTAGAAAGTTTGTCACCCGTTATCCAATCACTGCAAAACCGAATGTTCTGTCCACGCGCGCATTATTGGCATGCGTTACGGTAAATTGTCCCTTGGCCGCCACGTAACTTGTCGTCGCCATGTCGTTTGCAGCATCAGGCGTCTGCGGCGAGATAAGAACGATTGAACTCGGCGAGCATGTGGGCGCTGAAACAACGGTCGTCGTCGCGCTCGGCGTCAGCGTGAATGTCCCGACCGCATTGCTGCGGCCCTCCATCAATTGCCTGATGACATCGACAATGCGCCGGTTGTCCTTCTCGCCCGGTTGCAGAGTCAGACCGGCCATTACTGCTGCTCCAGCATGCCGCCGCCGAGGCCCTGTTGAAGCATGGGAGCCGCCACTGCCCCACCACCTAGGCCAAGCATTGGCATGTTGCCGCGGAAGACATTGTGCATGACGCGCTTCGGGTCCATGCCATACATGCGCGCCGTGAACTCCAGCCGGCGATTGAGTAGCTCGGCCAATGTCCATGGCTTGGTGCCTAGCCCGGTGAGATCAGCATTGCCGACCCATCCTGAACTCTGGCTTTGCGCAGGCAAAAGATTTCGCTGTGCGCCGAGGCCGCCATAAAATCTCTCAAGAGCTCCATATTCGTTTTTTGCTGGTGCCCCTTCCCATAATGTTGGCTCTTGCAGAGCCTGCTTCATCGGAATTTTGCCGGCCTCAACGAGTTCGCGCGGATTGAAAATGCCATAGACCTCGCCTTTCTTGTTGGGCTTGGACATGCTCTGCATGTATTGTTCCATCAACCCGCCTGCAGCAGGCTTGTTTCCAGGACCAAGTATCGCCCGATAATCGGTCGCCAGAAAGCGAGGATTTTCGCTGAGCATGAGCGGTGCCTTGTAGGCATGCTCATCGACAGCGACCGGCATGAGGTTGCCTTGCTTATTCAGAGCATAGCGAGGACGCTTTGGTTGATCGAACGGATCCCAGACTTCTTCAGGCCCGATGAGCCTTCCAGGATTTTGCCTGTATAAATCCATGAGTTGCTGTGCACTTTCACGGTGCGACTGGCCGGCAGGACCGCCGCCCCACGGTGGGGGATTTTGGCCTGGATCAAGCGGTAAACCCTGTTTCAATCGATTATAATAATAAGAGGCTTCCTTTAATTCGGATGGCACGTTTGACATCGGCGATGACGCGCCGCCGAAATTGCTGAACTGATTGTATCCAAGATTGCCTTCCGGCTCGGAGCCCCATGCATTAACGAAATTCTGCCTGATGTTCTCCCCGCTGTTGTACCAGTTATGCGCACCCTGTGCGATGCCGCGATCGATGCCCTCCATCACTCCCCTGATAACCTTGGGATTGCTCAGCGCTTCCTGTAAGGCTGCAGGGACACCGCGTGGCGGCTCATAAAGAGGCAATGCATATTGAGGCACGTTTGGAATGCCAGTGAACGGCTTGGACAGGTCCATCGGACCATAACTTGGCGGAAGATTTTCCAACGATTTGTTGACAGCATTTTGCAATCTCCTCCAATCAGCCGTATTGGGCTCAGGCACCGCGCCCATTTTCGGCATAACGACCGGCGCCCCAAGCGACGACCTCTTGCTGCCCCACGCTGGGGGCTCTTGTTCCATTTGCGGCCCACGTTCCAGCGGCAAGTCACCCTGGACCGGCACCGTCGGCTTGACGATCTGCCGCTCGCGGGCAACATCCTCCGTCGTCGACGGCGGCAGGTTGCGCAATTGATCGGGTGGTATATCGCGCCGGGTCTGGACGTTCCGCGCCTCGACCTCGCCGGCCAGGCGCTGGTAGGCCGAGAAGAGCTCTTTGGACCGACTGCCGCCGCCATACGCCAGGACTTCGTTGGCATCATCTAATTGCTTTTTCAATTCCGGGTTTTGCTTCCAGAACTCCTGAATAATCCTGATGTCACCACGCGGCCGTCCCGCGGCAACCTGCTGATCGATATATGATCGGAGTTGCGTGTGAGCCTGATCCTGCGCATCCTGCGCCCGTTGCATGTTGGCCGCCAATGCCGCATCGGCCTCCTTCGTAACCTCTGGCGATGACATACCGCCGCCGCCTGTAAAGCCCTCTCTTTCCTGCACGGCATGCTGTAATTCATGCAGCACCGTCGACCGCTGGTCCTCCGGCGATAAGGTGCGGCTCACAGATATCTCGTTGGTACTAGGATCAAACATGCCTCGAACCCCAGGGCCAATTCCTGTTTTCGAGGCAATGTTCGATAGTTTGCTCTGGGCAATCCCGGGATATGCCGCGTAGAGCTCTGGGTGCTCGAACTGCATGCCGAGAGAACCACGCACTGCGCCGGTCATCCGCGAGGCATAATCCGGTATTTCAAAGCGCCACTTGTTGTCAGCGCCGCGGAACCAGCCGGTGCTGCCGTGGATGTCTTCTGCGGCCGCACCCTCGCGTTCCATTTTTGTTGCCCGCGCCAGGGCGGCGAGGTCCGCCGTCTTAGCCCCCTGGCCGCCGAAAATGCCGAACGCGCCGGGCCGGGCCGCGCCCATGCCGAGCATGGCCATGTTGCCTGCCGCCTTGGCAGTATCCTCAATGGTAGGCCTGAGATATTGCGGATCCTGTCCAGGCACATTGCCCATTGCGCCCTGCATGGCCATGCCGCCGAGGGCGAGCGGAGCCGTCACGGGAGCCGCGGCCGCGGCCATGATGTCGGACGCCTGCCGCTCGAGCGGCGGCGAGGGCCAGTGCTGCTGCTGCTGGGTCATGCGCGAGTACCAGTCCGGCGTCGGCTGTGCGGGCGGCAGGCCTGCGGGTTGCTGTCGCTGCCGCTGTGCCAGCATGGCCTGATAGGCCGCCCATGGGTCGGAACGCTGCACAGGCGGCATCCCGGAGCCGGGACCGGCGTCGTAGTCGTCATCGAGCATCGGCATTAGCGATCGCCGTCTGTTGTGGTTTCCGGCTCAATACCCGTCGCGTAGGTCCAGATCGAGCCATAGGGAATACGGATTTTGCCGCGCATGTAGCGCGCCGAGCGCCGCTGCGGCACGAACCCCTGCGCATTAACGGAATTTTCGGAGCCGTAAACACGCGTGGCCTGTAGGTTCTCACGATATCCGAGAGAGCCCTTCACCGTTATTGCATCGGTAATCGGACGAAAGCCCTGGCACCACAGCCGTGGCCCCATATCGCCCTTCTCGGTGCTCTCGATCGTGGCTTCGAGATGCGGGCCGTTGAAAAACCCGAGCGCACCAGCCGATGTGAAGGCAGCAATGGCCGGCGTGCCGTACAGGGGGAATGTGTCAAGTGATGGCACCATCGCGTCCAATGGTCCGGCAATAACACCACCACTTGTGTAGGCATGCACGAAGCCAACATTGGGCAGATCGATCGTCGTTGAATTAACGACAGTTATCAACTGTCCCTCGCCGTTCGCCTCTGTCGTGCCACCGACGTTCGCAATATCTACCGTCATGCCGGTTGCCAATTGTGTCGGCGACGGCGCACCATCAGTTGCCGGTGTCATCGGCGGAAGGTTGATGGTGGCGACGGTCAACCTCACCTTGCCGGATCCATTGTTCTGGGCATTCGAGATGGCAATTGTCTGTGTCGCAGCCACATCGAGGCCGTCGAGCGTCAGTCCAGGCTTCGCCAATGAAGCAAGATGTTGGATCGCCAAGCCACGGATAACCGTCCATCGTTCGAGGACATAATCATAGACCAGGATGGTGTCGATCAATCCAGTCGCGCCTGCAATTGATTTGTAGCCGAAATAAACCCGCGTGGACATCGGGTCGCCCGTTCCGAGGAACAATTGCGGATTGCCTTGGTCGAGGTCGGCAAGAAAAGTGCGATCGATCTTTTCCTTGCCAATAGGTGTCGGCAACAGCCCAGGAACGAGCAGAAAAAATCCCTGTGCCGAAAGAAACACGATCCTGGGACCGGCGCGCGCAATTGCATAATGCGAAAACAGGCCCTGGTCCTCGCAGATACGTGTGAACTGGAAAATATAGGACGAGCCTGGCGCATATGTCATCTGCCGGATGGTCGTGTCCTGGAACACTACGCCATATTCGCCGCCGGCAACCTGATGCACCTCGCCGCCGTCAGGGAAGTCCTGGTGATCGCTTTGATTGAGGCCCGCGGTCCAGACCGTCGTATCGCTAATGGCGCTCCACTGTATCCGGTACGGAAAACTGGCAAGTGCCGACAGCACAAGAAACTGTCCGACCACGGTGACCTGTGCGGCAAATGGCGGACTGCCAGGACTGTTTGAAAATGCTGTTGGGGCTGTAAGATCGATGACCTGAAGTGGAATATTGACCTCGGTTGCAAACACTAGATTGCCGAATTGCGCAAAACTCCAGTTGGAAAACGCCGGCAATGCCGCATAGACACCGCCACCAAGCGAGACGTCTGTCCATGTAAACGTGGTATTGTTGAGCATGTACAATTTGGTCGCCGTTCCGGCAAATATGATGACCGACGTGTCAGCCTTTCGTGCACTGAAGAACCCGCGGCATGGCGCAGGCAGGTTCTGCGTAAATGCCAACAGGTCATTGACCGGCCCGTAGCCGTCACCTCTTGCCACGACATTGGCGAGAATTTGGGACGAGACGCCCTCATAATCCGACACGTCTGGTCTGTATTCGCCAAACGGCAATAGAGGGTCGGGGGCGCTAGAGATCGGCACTGTTACATTTCCATCGGGTTCATGATGCCGCGCCCAACCAAGCGATTGGTTTCGCCCTTGAGAACTTCGATGGCTTCCTGGACAGCGCCGGCCATGACCTGTGCCTGCTCGGTATTGCGGATGATATGCATGAACAACTCATATTTGGCACGGTAACGAATAAGCCGCTCGGCATTGTCCGTCATCCAAGCATTGCCTATCGTATCATCGGTCGGAGGCATCGCTACTTTCTGATGCGCGGCAATCCGCATCGAGTAGACCGTGTCCGGCACAGGGCCGAGCCGCAGTTGCTCGTTGTAATAGGACCAGTTCCACGGCTGTCCGCGCATCAGGCCGTTCTGGTTCAGAACCTCGATCTCGACATCGGTGCGGCGCGCGATCGGCCACGGGATCGAGCCGATGTAGAGGATTATGTAGTCGAATGACTTGAGGGTCGACATGCCGGGAACATCGACCTCGGCATAAAATTCTTTGCCGGCGGTCGTAGAGAAAGTTATGTCGCGGCTTTCCGAAAAGAAGAACCGTTCTGGCTGATAGGCCGCGATAGCCTCGCCGATCTTGTCGCTGATCTGGTCTGTGAGATCGCTACGCGCGAGCTCGTCGGCGATCTTGTCCTTCATATAGCCGAGCGTGCCCTGCGCATGGGACGAAATCGCCATTTGACCGGCCCTCTGTTTTCAGGCTAGCCTGTCCAGGCCCGGGTTCATGACCCAAACGTCGGGGATAGAACGCGCGTCAATGTCCCCGGCGGGGCGGGACTTATGAATACACTACGTAGGTTTCACTACCGATCGGTGTACCAGCCGTAAATCGGCAGTAGATCAATTTTGATGCGCCTGCTGCTACAATTTGCGCTGTAGCATTCTGATTGCCATCAAAAGTAACACCGCCGCCGCCAGGGGCCGTAACTGTCAGGCTACCTGTGCTCGAATTGCCGTTGATCAGTAGGAACTCTACTGTATCTCCGACAATGACACCGCGCGATGAATAGGCACGCATAGCCGCGGCCAGGGCCGGGGCAGTCGGCAAAGTAATTGCCGTCGTGCCAGCAGCACCTGAGCCGGCGCAAACAACAATGCCATTGAGAACTTGTGCTGCCGTAATTGATTGTGCACCAACGCCCATTGATGCAGGAGCAGGCATGTTGAAGATTTGTGGATTGCCGGTCTTCATGGCGCTATCTTGAAATTCCTCAATAACGCCGGTCGGATTTACACCAATAGGCATGGTTAGATCCTTTCATGTTCGCCAATGATGGCGGCGACGGCGCAGGCAAGCCGCGCCATCACCACGCAATCACGGCAATCTTGTCCTTACGTCGAGAAACCACCCTCGAACGCGATGCAGATCACAGCCTGACCGGTCGTCGGTGGCGTGCCGGTGAACGCATACTTGACGAAGATCTGCGTATCACCAGCCGCAGCCAGAGAACGCCCATAACCGACGGTCTGCTCTGTTACCTGTGTGCCAATGCTAGACGAACCTTGCCCGGTAAGCGTGTTGGAGATGTTATTGAAGTTAGGTGAGTTCGTACCGATCGAGAATGTATTGGTCGTGCCGGCATTAAACGCCACCACAACCTCAACCCACACATCGATGATAAACGCTCCCTGTGGCAGAGCGTCGGGACCGATGAGAACACCGGCCGCAAGACCGGGATCGTTGAAGTTCACCGTCTTCTTGAAGACGTTGATAAGATTACGCGGATCTTGCCGAGCAGAGAGGCCGCGATAGTCGATATTGCTAGCCATGCTCGCCTCCTTACTGATGCGCGACAGCCCAGGTCGACAGGGGGATCACGCCGTAATCGATGGCATTGAACCTGGTTTTCTTGATGCCCCAGACGCCGAGCGCCGACACCTCCAGGCGGCGTTTGTGGTCGAAGAGTTCTTCGTTCCACTGGTATTTGCCGCCGGCATGCTTGGTGCCATAGCCAATGACAGCCGCTTGCGCACCGAGCAGCACAGCGCGCCGCACATTTACGAGTTGGGCGCCAGTCGATGAATTGCACCCTGTCGTCACGTCGAACGATGATTTCAGGATGACGCCGTTGTACTCGCCGAGCGCGCCGACATAGATCGGGTTGTCCTTGACGAGGCCGCCGGTCGCTGCGGCCTTCTCAATATCCAACCATTGGCCCGTCGAGGTGTTGGTGCGAAGATCGGTGACCTGATACGGATGCAGGTAGCAAACGTATTTTCCCTGCTGAAGACTGTCATAGTAATCGCCGATGTCGCTCTTGCCCTTGGCGTTGATCGGACGAATGGGAGGTGACAATGTGATTGCCAACTCCTTCCCCTTGTCGATCATGCCCAAGGTCATCGTATTGGACGACGCGAGGCCCTCGTCGGCGGTAACACCGCCTTGCCACAACTGACGGCCGGTGCTCGGTGCAGTCACAGCCTGCAAGCCGGTGTATTTGGTCCTTGTCTCCGCGACATTGCCGCAGACCTGGTTAAAGAACGATACCGACAAGCGCTTGGCCCACCAGTCGGCAAGGCCATCGCGCGCTTCCGCCCGTAGATCGAACGGGACGCGCTGCTGGTCGATAGTGCGATCGGATTTTACGCCGACGACACCCAGCAACTCGTTGATCGTCAATTGGTCGGTAAAAATGGTGAGAGACTCACCATTACCCTCGGCCAATTCGTTTTCGGTAAAGCCATCCTGGAGGAGTTGCAGACGGAGGCCGAACGTAACCTGATCGCCTTTGCCCTTTTCCGTCTCTTCCTTCTTGTGGATGACGGAACCGGCATCGGTGCCGATCAGTGGTGCAATCATGGTGTATTTCAGCGTTTCGACCGCCAACTCTTTCGCCCAGAGTTTGACCGCATATGCATCATTTACGGCAAAACTGGTTGTTGCCATATCGTATGGTCCTGGATTTTAGGCGCAAAATATCTGGTGGCGCAGTTTCCTGCGCGTGGAGCATCGCTTCCGGCGCGACGCAGCCTGCGTCCGTTGACGTGGGACCGCACGAAACGGCTTGAACACCCGCCGCGGGCCTGCCGTTGGATGACGTGCCGGCGTCACGATACGGATTGAGCATCCACCGCGGATTTGCCCCTGGATGACGTGCGGGCAATGTCACGATACGGCTTGAACACCCGCCGCGGGTTTCAACGCTCGGTTAGAGCGCGAGCCAATCTACGCGTAAATTCGTCGTCACTCAAGCGCGCTATGCACACGCCGATCGTATTTGCATCCTCTGTGCAGGCATTCCGCAGAAGCCATCCGCGGACATCGTACCTTCTGATATGCTCGGCAACCAACGAACGTGACGGATGATCATCCACCATCCTCTTGCGCTCTACATGGCGAAGCCAGCGGCGGATGTGCCATCCATGGATATGCTCGAACGCCATCACGGTGCTCCCAGCAGACCTTGATATTCCTGCATCTGGGCGGGCGTCAGGGTCCGTCGCCAGTTCATGAACTCAGCATCACTCATGTTGGCGATGGTGGCAATGTCAATGTTACGTGGCGCCGGGGTACCCCCCGCGGAAGACAGCGAACGGTTTGCCGCCTGCCCGCGCTGAATATTGGCAACCTGTTCCGTCACGGTCATTGTCTGCGGCCGTGCCGGCGGCGCATTGAAGCCATTGGCCGCGCCATTGGCTGTCAGCCGCTGGCCGCCGCCTCCACCAGGACCGCGCGGCTGGAAGCCCCTGGCTCGTGCCAAATTGTAGAGCCCCTGCGCCGGGCCGGGTGCTCGCGGATCGTTTTGCCGCGCCATCAATGCGCGCGCCACGAAATCCCGTTCCTCGGTCGCGATAATGCGGGAGCGCTCGCCCGGGTCCAAGTAGCCCTGGGCCTGGAGCTCCGCGTTTCGATTGGCCATCAGGTAGTGATAGGCGCCATCCGCAGCCCCCGGCCCGCTTTCCCAGAAATCGGGTTGCTGGCCGACAAAATGCCGGGCATCGCTCGAGAAATGCATCTGAAGTTCGCGCGCGGCATCTGTCTCCCGGATGCGTTGCTCGTATTCTGACGCCTTGCTTTGCAGAGTGGCGACCTGATTGCCCAGGTAATGGATGTAGCCGAACGGGTCTTGCTCTGGATCGGGAGGCGCCGCCGGCATCTGTTCCTGCGGCCGCGTGGCCTCGCGGAAGATGCTCAGCCTCTCATCCAGGCGCGCCCATTTCTGCTGGAGGTCGGATAGGGCTGTGTCTCGCTCAGCGAGTTGCCTGGTCAGATCTTTGCGGCGCTCGCGCTCCCGATGCATCGCCTCATAGGGGATCGGCCTGGATGGGTCGAATTGCTCCTCGTCCTCCCGCGGCTGTAGCGAAGCCGCGGGAGGTGAGGACGCCGGCTGGGCGACAGGTGAGATGGTCCCGGCGTCCGCTTGCGGTTCTGGAGGTGGCGGCGGCGTCAATCCCGTGTCATCGGTGCCGCCGCTCATCATATAGCGGGCTTCCCCTTCCGTCATGCCAGCATCCATGAGTTCCTGCTGGCGGTTGCTGGTCTGCGCTATAGCCATGGTATTACTCGCTAATTTGGCCCCGGAGCGCCCGGGGGGAGCGGATCGCTGGTCGTTTTTGGTCTTGGGCGCTGCTGCACTCTCGGACGCGGTTCGAGGGCTGGCCCTTTGGTTATTTTGCGATCAATTGGATCATGGACCGACATTGGGAGCATTGAGGTAGGTGCCGGGCGAGAGGCCAAATGGTGCCCCAGCCGTGGGTGCGACCACCCTGCGCGGTCGCGCTGGCGCCCGGAATTGCTTAGCGATCGCGTTGATTGTTCCCTGACTGCCGCCGGGCAGCGGCGCCAGACCGCCGAGCGGATTTAATTCCCTGCCGATCGTCGCCCCGCCGAGCCCGGAAATGTAGGCCCGGACGGCCTGCGGTATCTGGCTCTGCCAGTCGCGAAAGTACTGGTCGGCCTCCTGCCGGGCGCGCGTGCCCTGCGGCTGGTACTGGTCCAGTTGCTGCGGGATGACCGAGCCCTCGACCGGAAGCGTCGCAGCGGCGATGTTCGTGGCCATTGGAACCCGTGTCGTCGGATATTTTGTTGCCATCTCTGGCGCTGCTTTGACATATCCTTTCAAGGTTTCCGCAGCGGCCTGCGCAGTGGCCTTCTGGCCGGCGGCAAGTGCAGCATCGGCCGCAGCCTTCGAGCGGGCCCAGCCCTGGAGGAAGGTCCGCATGGGGGCATTGAGGCTCCGATTGACCGCATAAGGCACGGCGCCGGCCAGGATGTCGCCGGCCGCCCAACCGGCGCCGCCGATCCCCGGATACTTCTCGATGAGGGGACGTCCCGCCAGTTCCTTCTGGTGGGCCTCGGCCGCGGCCTGGGTTTCCGCTGCCGCCTGTTCCTTGGCCTTTTGTTCCTGGAGCGCTTGCGCCGCAGCCGCCGACCTGCCGGCGATCTCCTGCTCTTGCTGGGCCCTCTGGGCCGCCAGCGCCTGCTCGGCCTCTGCCGCCCGGCCGGCGCGCTCACGCTCTGCCGTGGCCGCCGCCGCGGCCTCGGTATTGGCCGCCTTTTGCCTTTCGATCTCGACCTGCTGGCGCTGCTCGCGGGTCAGCCTCGTTGCGGCCTCGGCGGGCGAGGTCGCCGCATCGACCGGAGCCCCCTGGAGGATCTCGCCCAGTGTCCGCAGCGAGCCCGCCGTCTGGCCTGGGACATCGCGAGCGGCCGCCATGGCCGCCTCCGGGCCAAGCCCCTCCATGGCCGCAGGAGCCATCCTGGCAGCGCCGAGCGCGCCGCGCAGCCCGAGGCCCTCGGCGGCGCCGAGCGCACCACCGCCCGCCACAGACGCAATATTGGCCACGTCCTGCATGGCCGGCATGACCCGCGGGTCATAATTGGCCGGCGGCACCTTGCCCGCCGGATTGGCGATCATCGCCGGGGGCGGCGGTTTTGGCTGCGTGAAATAGTTGTAAAGCCCTGGAAACGCTCCGCGAACGAGCGCCCTGGGAGCCGCTGCCGGGTCGAACCCCAGGCCGGCCGACGGGAGATCATCATCGGGAGAAAAAGAGCCGAACGGCATTTATTCCTCCTGGCGCCAAAACGCGCCAAAACGCGCCAATTGCCGAATTGCCTGCCCAGTTGCCTGGACGGTTTAGTGCCTTTTTCCAGGACGAAAGAGCATGGCTTTTCCGTCCAGTGTCCCGAATTATCGGACAAATGACGAATTGCCTGGCAATCGCTGATGACCCGCCGACATCGGGCTCGGCGTCCGCCTGATCTGGGTCGATGGACTGGTGCCCGTGGGACGGCTGGAAGGCACCCTGGCGCCAACCGAGGATGCACCGCGGAGGACGTCGCCAGGAAACGCCTTGGGTGGATTTGCCGGCGGATATCTGTTGGTCTGCGCCGCCATCATCCGATTGAGGTATGGCAGCATCGCCGTGGGGATTTTCCCGGCTCCTTGACCGGCCATGCCCGGCATGCCGCCAGGAGGAGTTCCTGGTGCTGGCATGGGGATTTGCCCGCCAAAGCCCATGCCGGCAGGCGGTCCTGGCGCTAAGGCTCCGAACAGCATGGCGCTATTTCCTTTTCTGGACTTGGGCGTTGCAGCAGGCTTTAGGCTTGATATGCGGGTCGAGCGCCCAGATGGCGGGCAGGCTGCGGTTTAGGTTTTCGTACAGCATGCAGCGGTCGCGGCGGGCGTCCTGGCTGACGCAGTTCTCGCACCTGACCGGGCCCTCCACAAAGCCCGCCTCTGTCGGCGTCATGACCTTCGTGCATTTCGCCGGCACTGTGACCGGCGGGCCGGGCTTGTACTCGTTGCACGTATCGCCGGCACCAGCCTTGTCGCGATCGGAAAACCACACACAGCGGTTACGAGGCTTGATCCAAGCCACGCAGGTAGCGCACTGGGCAAAATTTTCGCCGCTGCCATGCGGCTCCAAATAGCCGAATGCCGAACGATCGCGCAGCCCTGACGACGGCGCCGACGATGACGCCTCCGACTGCCTCGGTGGAGCAAAACCAAATGCCGGCATTTCGATTTATGGCGTTTGAAGAACCGGGGCCTGTTGTCCATTCCCGGCATCGCCCTGCACGGGCGGCTCGTGCGGAATGGGCGTCAGAGCATCGATCAATGCCCCGACGCGCTCGCGATGCGCCTGCGCGTGCGCCATGTCAGTCCGGGCATTGGTGTGATGGATATTCGCCTCGTCGCCCACTGTCTGGGTGCGTATCTGGGCCGCCCTGGCGCGCTCGACATCCGCCTTGGCCGAAAAATGGTCCGTCTGCGCGGCCTGCTTGGCGCTCTCAATTCCAGACGCCCGAGCCTCATTTAGCGCTGCCACCAGATCGTTGCGGTGCTTCAGCATGAGGTTTTGCGCCATGGCCATATCGTACATGGCCGTCGTCTCGGTGGCGCCGGCCTGCTTCATGAACAGTTCCGCCTGTGCCTGGTCCTTGGATATCTTGGCTGTAGCGGCGCTCAATTGCAGTTGCTGCATTTGTTGCTGGATCGGCGATTGCGGCGTGGGTCCGGCCATGGTCTGACGCACAGCCTCAATCAATGCCGTTGGCAATGGCGAGTATTCCAGAAGTTTTATCAGCACGTCCGGCCGTGCCATCAACTGGTCCTTGAACAGCGGTAGCAATGTGGAAATGATGCCCCAGTTGGCCTGCTTCTGATTTGGCGATGTGGGCGTATCGTCCACGATCACGTCGTACTCACCGAGCGTCCGATCACGCAGCAACCGCATTGATTTTTTGCCGTCCTGGCCGATGATCCTGATGATGCGGCCGTCCGACAAATAGTTCTGGATGTAGAATAATCGGATGCGTCCTATGATCTTGCGCATACGGCGCAGCGCATCGAACATCGTCGCCAGCACCGTCATGCCGGCCTGCTTGCGCATGGCTTCCAGGATGCCCGGCTGGTTGATATCCTTTTGACCCAAGAGCTCAAGATTGATGCCGCTGACATCTCGCGTGGCATTGATCGCGAGGTCGAGCAAATCAATATAGCCCTCGAATGAGCCCTGACCTGGCTTGGCCACAAACTTCGGACCATGCTGGCCGCTCAGAGCACCACGCCGTGCCCATGTGATGGCATCTGGCCGCGCCCAGGTATCCTCGGCCTGCCGCTGGTCCTCGAAGAAATCGGTTTCCGCAACGATGCCGCCCTTCGCAGTGGAGTTCAAAATGTGCAGCGTCTGTGTCAGCCACTTGTTGCCCCACTGCTGGGGATCACGCAGCAAACGCACAACGCCGAACCATGTGCGCTCGTTGTGCCGTAATTGTCCCGTCAAGAATGTGAACGAGAACCGATCGGGCAGCGGCCCATCAGTCATTTCCAGGATAGTATTGCCGATAAAGGCTTGCTTGTAGACGCGCCGGTAAACCTTGACAGCAGAAAGTGGCTGCGGCTGATAAGTCGGATCGGCGCTACTCATGACATTCTGCACATCGGCGTGCCGCGATTGTAGCGTCCGGTAGACCTCGTCCGTTACTTTGACAAGTTTGTTATTCTGCTCGTCGGCGACGCACCAGCATATCTCACGTTCCCACCATTGCAGGCGAACGATCGTTATCTCATCAAGGTCGGCGACCGGGCCTGACGAGTTCTCGTCGCGAATGCGGCGTTCCTCCAAGGTCTTCTTTGGCTCCTGCGGCTCATTGCCAAGCGCCCATTTGGCATCCAGCAAGCCACGATCGAACCCTGGAAATAATTGCATCCCATCGCCGAGCGGCATCGTCTTAACGTGCCAGATGCGCCGCGCATCGATCAGGTTTTTCTTGTGTGCTGTCCTATCCCACCAGACTTCCAGAGGATTGATGGAGTTCTCGACATATTTTCCTTCAGGCTCCTCCTCGTAATCCATCGTGTGCTCGACGACACCGAGGCCACAGATGGCTGCATTTTGAAATGCATCGCTCTCCTCGTCCTCGCCGTCGCACTCGTCCGCCATCCATTTCGAGGCACCGGTCAGCACCTCATCGATCGCGGCGTCCTCAAGTTTTCGCGGCAGATATGATATCTCGTGCCGGCCGTTGATCTCCATGCCGGCTATGGCTTTGACAATTGTCAGTGTGCGGTTGAACTCAATCGGCACCCGGCGCTGGCCCTTCAACTGAGCCTTGTCCTCTTCCTTCCATTGGCCGCCTGGAGTGACAAAATCAAAATCCTCCTTGGCATCCTTGCGCCAGTTCTGGCTATGACGCGCATCAGCCCGGAACCAATTTTTGAACACCACGAACGCATTGTCGTGCGCAAGCCTTGACGGCTGCATGCCCTGTTCGTCACCAGGGCCAGGGGCCGCAGACGACAGGCCCGCAGCGCCGTATTGCTCGGCGTCGGTCGTGTTGGGCATTGCTTACTCGGTGGTTTGATTATCGTACTCGGCGAACCATGGCCGTGACATAGATGGACGTCGTGTCATCACCGCCGATGACATGCGGACGCATCATCTTCATCAGCCCGCCTATCTGCCGGATGGCAGGTTCTGTCAGTTCGTCGAAAGCATGGAAATTAACGCCGTCGTTCGAGCCTTCCATGACAAGTTTGCTGCCGCCAAACATTCCCTCGGCCTGCAGCGAGGCCATCACAAACTGATCGACAGGCATGCCGAATTCATCGCGCATCAACATCCATTTATAGACAAAAGCAAAAACATCATTGGAGCCGTCAATGCGCTCGGATGTCGAGATGATTGGCTGCGGCAATTTCGGCGCAGCCGCCTCGGCCGACGAATGAGGCACGGGTGCTGGCGCAGGCTCGGGCACAGGCACTGGCTCGAGCTCGGGATCGGGCGTCAACGGCTCCTCAGCCGGCTCCTCGACAGGTTCCTCCGGTTCTTCCTCCAGCGGCTCTTCGATGTCCGGCGGATCGTCATCAATGCGTGACGCCGGCTTGCGTTTCTTTGGCTTGGGATCTTCGTGACGATGCTTGGAAACCATCGGAATTCTCCCCAAGAGATGCGACAACCATCGCATCATGACTTTTGGTCGTCCGAGCGTTTGAGAAAATCAGGAACACCCGTCTCGACTGCCGATGCACGTTCCATTCGCGCCTTCGCCCGCTCCATTTGCGCCTTGCGCCGCGCATGCCATGCCCGCATTTTCTCAGCCCTTTCCGCACTCCGCTCAGCAGACCTGATTGATGAACGCATCAATCTATCCTCGCTGGCATTCAACGCTTTCAATTCCTCGGCGTCGCGCTGGTCGAGCCGCTTGTTGAGTTGCTCGGCGATGGCCGTGATGTCTGCCATGCTCTTGCTCAGCCCATCCATCTGAGCCCGCAGCGCAAACCAGTAAGGGTTAAAATCCCAGCAGTTATACTGATGGACCATTCCGTTGCCTGCCGGCGATCCGCGCTGCGGCAGATGATCCCGATAACTGGGCTCGGACTGATTTGGCATGATGAACATGCCGATGCGCCTGCCGGGCTCTATTTTGCAGCAAATGCCGACAATTTCCTGCTGGCCACCGATCTGCTCTCCGGGGTTTGTAATCCATACCATGGGCGCGCCGAGGAAAGGTTCATCCGGCGAGGCCGCCATGAACATTTCGATTTGCGATGGAACAGACGGCACAACGATCGGCACGGATGGAAGCGGCGATGTCTGCTCCACTTTCACAGGCTCTGGCGCAGGAGATGTGTGGATCGGTACCATAATGGTGGCCGGGAGCGGCGGCGTGCGCAGGCCGCGCGCTCGCGCCTTCTCGACCAGGGCCATCAATTTCGCGGTCGCAGTCCCGATCGACATCGGATCGGCCTCGGCAAGTTCACGCCTTGCCTGTGCAATGGCATCGGTGTACTCGCGTGTCGCTAGATGAATTGCGATCTTTTCGTAAACCAGATCTGACTTGGGACCAATAATATGCGTCTGGCCAATCGGATCGTTAAATTCAATTGTGCCAAGTGTCTTGCATTCAAATGGCGCCCCAGCCGGAGGCTCAACATAGGTGGAGCGCATGCTCAACTGGTACTTGTTGTGCGCCGTCACGATGTTGATGTAGCCGACGTCGAGTGTGGTCTTGTCATCCACGCGGACATCACGTTGCCAGTTGATGACCTCGGCAAGTTTCGTCGACACGAATGCCTGGATATTCTGAATTTGTGAAATCATGGCCGAACCTATTTGAACAAGATAGGATAGAACACGCTGCAATTTGGATCTGAGCCATCGAGCGAACCAACCACACATCCGCCGCCGCCGCCGCCGCCAGCCGCCAATTTCTTGCTGATGCCGCCGTCAAATCCTTTCTCGATGCCGCCGCCGATCTGTGGCGACATCGAACCGCCAATGCCGTCGCCAAGCGAGCGGCTGATGGCTACGACAAAAAGCATGATGACAAGCGTGGCGATCGCCACCAGCGCTGCCTTGTTGCTATTGCGTATCGACATAGAGTTTGTCCCCGTTCGTCGTACACGTCCCCTGGATGGCATCGGACGGCGTATACGGGAAATACCGCGTGTAGGCCTGCCCTGGCGCCAGCAGGATGGACGTAGATTGGTTCACAGTCCCGCCACCGATGTGTATCCAGCAATTGTCGGTCGTCGTCTGATTGTTCTGGATGGTCAGCGACTGATACAAAGTATCACGCGTGTTTGGCGTTGCCGCCAGTATCTGCTGGAACGTGCCTCCGGTCGTAATGCTGACAGATCGATTTGTCGTTGGAATGTTGACGATGTTCTGGGCATGCGCCATGTCCACAAGCGCCTTGATGGCCGGGAACGCAGCAATACCTGCCAGGAACGCAACCGGGATGGCGAATGTCAGTCGCATGATATCCTCCTATTTGATCGACGGCATATGCAGGCCGCCGCCAGCGATGGCGCTGATCAGAGCTATCAGCGCCAGCAGCAGCACGATGACCCAGATGCCCTGCTTGACCTTTTCCGGGATTGGCATGATGAATTGCTCAATGACCCATATCGCTAGATAGATCACGCCGGCAAGAATGATGAGGCCGATGAGAAACCACAAAACATTGATGGCAATTGCGGCCATTTTGCTCTCTCGCTATGGCAGTCTTGATAGGACATAAGCCGCATAGGCCTGTGCGACATCACCGAGCGGCATCTCAGGTGGGATTGGGTCCGTGGTCACGTCGAACATGACAGCATCCTTCACACGAACTCCGGCAAACCGTATCAACTGATTATTGCCAGGCTGCTGATAGGTCATCGTGCAGAGCGTGCACGTAATGCTCGGCGCCGCTGCCTGGAACACGTCACGCACCCGCACGATGCCGCCGGTTAGATGATAGCCGGTGTTGTTGACCGTGACCCCAGTCGCCATCTACTTGGTCCGGTCATTGCATGACGCGATGAGCTCTATCATGCGGTCCATCTGCCGCTGCTCGCTGCGCAGATAGAGAACACCGGCGAGCAGAAAAACGACATTCAATAGCACCACGACCAGCAGCACGGGCGAGCCCTTGAGGGCATTGACGGCGTTGTTGACGACCTCGTGGCCGGTCATAGCATTTACCGCTTCGGCCCGGCACCGCCTGGACCAGGAGAGAAAAACCACTGGAACTGGCCACTTTGACTAGCGATGCCCCATCCGCCAGTCACCGGGGCGGGCTTGACCACCACGGCAACACTCGGGCCGGACGGCGGCCCACCGGGCGGCACGTCGATCGGCGGATCGGGCGGAGTGGTGTCGGGCGGGATGATGGGACCGCCGCCGACCGAAAGCCCCTCGATCGACAGGTAGCCAAGAAAAGGTACCCTTGATCGGCTGGTCGCCGGCACCGCGGGCAGACGGCATGAATACGCCATTGAGAACAACGGGGACTGCTGCCGTTTTACTTTCTCCTATCTTCACGCTCTTCGCTCTTATTTAACCTCGCGACATCGCCTCGTCGAAGCCACGCATGAGCGCATTCGCAAACCACGTAATCATCACCTCCTCATCCATCGAGGGATTGCGCTTGCAAAACGCCTCGGCCCAATCGCGCGCGTCGAACGACGGCAGCGGCCAATCCGGGCGCTCGCGCGGCGGCGTGTTGGCGTGCTCGCGCTCGAACTCAGCATGGTCGCCATTGAGGATCACGGGATATTTCATGATTGTTACTCTATCCGCGTGTAGCCTTTCTCGAAGACATTGCTTGGCGACCACGACGTATAACCGTCCTCGTAGATGACATAATATCCGCAATCGTCATCGCCGCCCTTAAAGCGATCGTGCCAGCCGGGCATCGTCATCAACGGCTCATAGCCCTCATCGGCCGGCGCAATCTTGGCGCTGCCGTCATCATGAAATTCCACGGCTGCGATCTTGAGTGCATGCACCTCCTTGTGACACTTGTATTTCGGCAGTTCCTTTTCCTCACTCATGTCATGCACTCCATGCTGTGCCCTGGTCGCGGCGCTCTCTCCAGCGGTCCCTAAGCCGGCTCTGCGCGTCGGTCATGAATGCCGGCTCGTCATATCCGACCGCGAACATCCGTACGGCATCGCAGCCATGGCTGGTCCAGTCGTGACGCGGTGACTTCTTGAAGTCCTTGAGTTTGTCGTCGTATTCGCACCGGTACTGGCGCAGAGCCTCGATGAGCCGATCACAGCGCGCACTGTCGATCCATGTCCGCCCGAGCATGCGCCGCACCGCATTGATGCCATCGAGAACATTGCTGGGAGGAACGACAATAGCCTCGATCCCGACCCTTGACAGGCTATCGCGGCGGCTCTCACCAGACGAAATCTCGCGATTGGCAATATCGTGCGGGAAATAGTGATCGCCATATTTCCAACCGTACTTAACGCGCTTCTCAGTCATTACGTCGACATAATGCGACATCCCGACGCCAGAGGCCTCGTAATAGTCCACGATCCGACGCTCGCGACCGACGCACTGCCAGAACACAATCGCGGTGGCATCGGCAATGCCAAGATCCCATGACGTGTGCACGCGAACGTCGACGTCGATATCAATCTTGCGAATGCGCTGCTCGGCCGACATTGAGCGCATCTCGTCGGCATAGAATGCGCCTTTGATGGCGGCCTCAAAACTACAGAGATATTCCTGGGCGAATTCATCCGGGCTCATCTGGTCCCGGATGCTGGCCAATTCCTTGGCATTTATCAGACGCGTTTCCGAGGCCTTCAGCATCAACGTGAACCACTCACTGGACCGTTGAGCATCGTTCCATACCTGCCAAAATTGGTTTTTTCCCTTCGGAGTTCCAATAAAAACGGCCCATCCTTCCGTATCCGACAAGGTCGGCCGTAGCACCTCGGACCACAGGTTCGAGGCCATATCACCGAACTCGTCCATCACGAGGCCGTGGAAATACATGCCGCGCAGGCGATCGGGATTGTCACCTCCATAGAGCCTGATGCGGGAGCCATTACGTAGCAGCACGCTCAATTCAGCCTCGCGCGGTGGCTCAATCAGCAGCGGCCCGGCGTAGAATTTCAGATATGACCACGCAACATCCTTGGCCTGATTGTAAAACGGGGCAATGAAACCATAGCGCCCTTCTTTTTTATCGTCGCCGGCAGCAAGGCGGATAACGTCATTGATCGCGGCAACCGTCTTGCCGGCGCGACGATGGGTAACCATGATGGCCCACCGTTGCGTGCGCTTGTGAAACGGCAGAAACTGACGCCGCGGCGTATAGGGAAGATGGACGATGACATCGGCCATCAGTGCACGGTCCAGTTGGTGCCGTTGCAGTACGCCTTGACGTGATTGGCGCCGCCGCCGGCCGTGATATTGGCGCCGAAAGCCGACGCATTAGCATCGGTCAGCGACGCCTCGGCGCCCTCGATAGCCCCAGCGCATGTTGGCAAGGCTGAAAACGTCGTCGCGACAAGGCGCAGGTAGCCATTAAAAGAAAGTTCGAAAAGGCTACCGCTGCCAATCACAGAAGCCTGCTTCCCCTGCATCAATCCAGGTGTGCCGCCGGCCACCAACGTGTTCCACTGAAAATCTATACCATGGTTTGGCGAATTCGGCCCGATGAATGCGTCGTTGCCGTTACCCCACGCGATGCGTCCGTTCCTGTCAGTCGTCCCGCCGCAGTCAGCACCGCATCCCAACAACATCGCCTGCTTGGCGGCCGTAATCACGCGGACGCCAGTGTTGACGTTCTGGAAAATTATTCCACTGTCCCACCCAATGGGGGCGTCTGAGTTGCTCCCTGACGGCATGTTTTGGCCAAGCGAAATGCCATATCCATAGGTTCTCGCACCGATATTCGTTACATTCAGAAACCCACGCAGCGCACCATTGCCAGCAGTCCAATTGGCCATGTCGTAATAGAAACCGTTCACGTCAGGAAATGGCGTGATCGCAGCCTCAACCGTATTGCCGGCCGCCCAGGTCGTCGTCGTCGTCTCGCAGATGACCTGATTGCCGCCGACCATGCCTACGGACCATCCCGTGCCGGTGCCGATGAAGCCGCCGCCGCTGATCGATGATACTGTCCCCGTCGTGTATGGCGTTGCACTCATGTTGACGAGTGAGCGTCCCTCGCCGAAAGATTGAATACTATTGAGATTTAACACAAGCGCAGGCGTCACCGTTGTGCCCATCACATAGTTATTGACGAAAACACCCGTGACCGTGCTGCCGCCGACCGCGGTGATCTGCAACGCCTCAGTGTTAGGCGCTCCGGTCGATACGCCGTGATTGATCACGATCCAATCGTTGACATTGCATCCGGTCGTGCTCGCGACTGTCACGGCCTGCGCGGCACTGTTGGCGCTGACCGGCTGCGTGATGGTCGTGTTGCATGTCGTCTGCCCCGGCACCGAGGCAATCGTCGTCGTTACGGGATTACAACTGACGCCAGGATTGCATCCTGCCTGTTGCAGATAGCTCACCACACCAAATGTTTGCCCTTCATCGCCATTGCGAGGGCCGCCAAAATAGTTGACCGCCGTGGACTGGGCGGCACAGTCGCCGACGCCCCAACAATTCATGGTGTTGGTGAGACCGATGCGCTGGGCCGCAGCGTACATATTCTCATTGATGGCAAGCCCAATCATCGTCTTTTTGGCATTCGTACCGCTGCCGTAGGAATATTGGCCGCGATTGCCGGTGAAGTTGATCTCCGCGCAATTCTCATCTGAGAAGTTACCTGCCGTCGAGGTCTTGGAGTTCGTCGTGCAATTAAAATCCACCGCGCGCCGATTATTGGTGTCACCGTCGATGACAGGATCGGTCGCGACAACGCGCAGCGTGCTCAAGAGAACCTGAGCCACACCGCGCGGAAAGAACGCGCTGATCTCCAGCGTTGCCAGCAGCAGTGCCAGCAGCAACAGGTTGCCGATCGCAAGTTTACGCAGCATTGTCGCCTCTGCAATTTTGCACGCCGGGAGGCTGTCAGTCCCCCTACCAGTTCATCCCGCGTCAATTCGCGGACGGCGTATCCAAAAGACTCGCCAAAAGCCGTGCTCGCATTGCCCGGCTCAAGGCGAGACAGTCTCCGGGGAGGACACCACGAAGTTCATTGCCTCGATAAGGAAAAGATCGTAGAGAGGTCGCTTCCGCGGCGGGTCGGCGGTCTCGCGTACCGTCGCGCGCAAGGGCGGCCGGCAAGGTCTCTCCATCCTAACCTTCGCCGGCCAACCCTTTATCTGGACAGCCGTTCCACAAGCCGTGCACGCTCGTCCTTCGGCAGGTCGTAGAGCGCGCGCAACACCTCGACAGCCATGATCCGCCTGCCGCCTTCGACATCGAGGGCGCGTAGTTCCGCGGCAAGAACCCTGGAAATAGCGGTGATGAAGACGGCATCCTCGGTCGACGAAATAATACTCACGGCGCAAGGCTTCCGAACGGTTTGGGCTTCTTCTGGCCGACGCGTTCCGGCAGACCCTTCAGGGCGCCCTTGTGCTGGCCGGGCTCCTTGATGTAGGTGCCGACAAACTCGTTCGACACCTTGCGCGGCACGCCGCTCTCGCCCGGGTGCGCATGAGCCCAGAACATGAAACGTGTCTGCGCCTTGGACTCAAGAGGCATGTCTCATCCTCCTTCGACCGTTCGTTTTGCCCGCAAATCATAATGCTCGGATTGTTTTTTTGTTATTTCCCACCGTTTATCTTCGAGTGCGTTACGCACAGCCACAACGACCTCATTGACGCGGCCCGGGTTCACGCCCATAAGCGCTGCCACGCGGTGTTGATCGAAGCCGTCGATCAGGTACGGCGACACGAAGTTTCTCGGCCATCGTCAGGGCGGTTTTCCGTTCCATGTGACCTCACCATCCCATGGATGGGCTCGAACTCAATCTCGATACTGCGCGGATGCGGCATCGACAGCCTCTCGCGCGCGAGACCGTCCGCAAAGACATCGAGGTTGCGCTCACAGAAGAATTTCGTTGCCGCATCCTCGCGGTGGCGATCGCACACAATGATCGTGCTTCTGGCCTCGCACGGCATCAGCCTATATTCCGGCGTCATGGTCGTAAACCGCACCCACATGCGCCAGCGCGCCTCGCTGTCGCAGCCATCACGGTGGCACTGGTGATCGCGGCGGTTATTCATCCACGCTCAGTCCTCGGGCGTCATCATGAGCCAAGCACCGTCTCAAATGATGGCTTCTGTGGCGGCAACGTCCCAATAGCGTCCTGGATAATCCGCAGCAGTTCTGTTTGCTGCTGGGCATTGAAGACATCCCAGCCCGTTAACGGCGTGAACTGACCGACCGGCAGTTGCGATCCAGCCGGCAGGATGATGCGGTAGCGCGGCACGAAGAGCCGCCCCGGCGGCGGCATGAAGCGATCGGCAATGATGACCGCCGGGGCTGCAATCAGCCCCTTGAGCACCCATCGCCGCGAGACATCAGGATTGACGTTTGAAGAGAGGTGGGTTGGTGAGCGCTTTGACGTTCTCGACCCATTGATCATAGAAGACAGGCTGGACGTC